CTTACTCATAGCTATTGTCAAAACTATCGTCGAAAATCTTATATCGTTTGCCGGTCGTGGTGGTCTCGGTGGCGGGGCTTTCCTCCTCCATACGAAATTTCACCGTGGCGTGGTTTATCTTCGTCGTGTCGTCGGTGCATTTGATTTCAGCTTCCACCGGCATGATAGGCGTTCGCATGGGCAAAAGCACCACCTCGTCGGCTTGCGTCACGCTTTCCACCTGCCGGGTGTCTGTTCCCAGGGGGGTGAAATAGCATGTGATTGTCACTTCGCTCTCCGTCTCGTAGTTGTGTCGACGCCCCGCGATTCGCGCGGTCTTATAAGTGGGTTTCGCATTGCGCTCCACGGTGCCAAAAGCATGCACGGTGTCTGCCACTCCGAAATCATTCCGAAACTCAATCTCTGCCCCTCCGCCCTGTGAGGTGTTGGGCGGGGCGATTTCGTAGCGTTGTCGGCGCGCTCCACATGCAGCGGCGTAATGACAAAGCACGGCGCCCGCTTCGGGTGGATTGAGTCGGGCGGGTGAAACGTCTACCACGTTGGCCCCGTCCTTTTGTGAGGCTGCAATGCTCTCGGTGTGCTCCACTGCGCCGTGCGCTGTCCACCAAACGCTCGAAATCGCCACGGCCGTCTCGCTTCCCACCCATGCGAGGCGTTCCGTTGCCGCGCGGTGGGTCAATTTCACCGGCGGGGCGAATGTAAGGAACGAACGTGCCGTAAAAGCCGCGGCGGTTTCTCCCATGTGGCTCTGCACCGGGATCACGGTCGACGTGATCAAAGTCGTGCGATTGCTGTCCTTGATCACCTCCAACTTCACCACTGCAATCTTCCGCTCTGCGCGGTCTCTAATCAATGAGCCGGCGTCGTGCAGTGTGATTTGTCCGTTTATGGGGCGTAACGTCAAATCAAGTGCCGGGTGCCCGTTTACACTGATTAAGCACCGCAAAGGCGTGCTCGTTGAAATGGTCAACGCCTCCCACTCATCGGGAAACGTCAATTGAGGAATCGACGAAAGGAGTTGCATGTTTCAATGGACTATATCGAAAAGATTACCGTTTACGTACAAAATTCACCAGACCAATCCCCGTCACTACCACCATGAACACACTGAACCAATTCGTCCCTTCCTTTTCCTTCTCCTTCTTATCTGTGGTCTCGTGCCGTGCGGTTTCGATCAGTGCCCCCATCTTTTTCCATACGGTGTCCGTTCGCACATGCCATCGTTCTCTGAATCGTTCTTTCACTATGGTCGCCCCCTCCAGATATACGCTGTCATGCAAGAAAACGCTATCTCGCGTATTCTTCAATAGGAGCAGCGTGTCAGTCTGCCGCGACTTTACGGTGTCGCGCACCGTGATTCGGTGCTCGACGGTGCGTGTCGTGGTGCAACTTGCCAGCCAAAGGCAAAGCCCGGCGCAAAGCAGATACAGCACAAGCGGTGCTGCTGATTTGATCCTGTTCCTTTTCATATTATCCTGTAAATGAAAGCGCCTCTACTCTCGTGATCCAGCCTTTGATGAACTTCTTTTGCCGTGGGTTGTTCTTCACGATGAGCTGCAAAAACCGCAAACGCTCCGCTTTTAGAGCGGCAAACAACGTGGCGGGTGGCGTGGCGTTGGCAGAAGACAATGTTTGTGCCCCCATGATTCCGTCGACCTTCACAGCCAGCACGCGTTGCAATGCTTTTATTCCATGTGCTCCACTGTGAAAAGTAAAGTCTGCCAGCATCATCGCCACAGATTGAGATTTCAATTCGTCGGCTTTGCACCGCTTCCAGAAATCCTTCTCGACGATGTCCCTCCACTCTTCGTAGGAAAGGGCTTTCAATTCCTTGACCGTCGGGGCGGGGCGCCCGTGTTGCTTTCTCCAAGCGGTGAAAGCCGCCAGTGTCACCCCGATCATTGTAGCCCCTCCGCGGTCGTCGGGGTCGTTGGCGAAACCTTTGACATGTGCCTTCTGAAAAAGTTTGTCCGTCGAAAGGTTCCGATCCGCCACCCCCGCCTCAAATCGCAGTAGGTGGCGCAAAAAAGGATTGATGTCTGTCATATCAGTCTTTTTTGTGGTTTAATACTCGTGTCTGTTCTTGAGTCAAAACCTTGAATCTCAAAAATTGGCATATGACTTAAGCTGTTTCGGCTATCCTCTTCAATGAGTCCACTGCGGGTTCTTCCTTTGAAAGCGCGCCCTGCGTCGTCCGTGTCCGCCATATATTCCAAATCGAAATCAATGAAGTAAGTCGTCCCCGTCTCGATCTTCTTACCTCCTCGGAATTTCCAAAGGTCAATCGCGTATAGCGTAACCGTTCTCGGGCGTTTGTTCACGTTGATCTTGAAGTCTTCTTTTTCAACACGAATGTCGCAAACTTTCGAACAGTACCAGCCGTCTTCGACTCGGGTTGCGTTGATATCGCCGATGGCAGCGCCGTTGTCATCGGTCAATGCACTCTCCGGTGTGGCGGTTGTGTTCATTTGGTTCTCGAAAGGGTTGAACCAAAAAGCCGCCGGGTAATCTTCTGTCGGGGTGGATGTGCGCGAACTCTCAAAGATTTTGTGCATGGTGCCGTCGGCTCTTCGGAATTCACTCCAACCTTCGGCGTAATATGCGCCGTGTCCAAACCAATACAGTGGATGACGTGCGCCGTTGTCTGCAAAGAAAGGACTTTCGACCTTCAACTCCTCGATGTCTTGATCATGCCAATTATCCACGTCCTTCCTCAACCACTTGTAAAGTTGAGTGATGGTCGTGAATCTTGTTACGCGAATCATCTGCAACGGCGTCCATACGCCCGCCACTCGGCGTGCATTGGCAAAGATCCCTTCGGGGCCCAAATCATAGAGCAGCGCCCCCGTTTCGGGGTCAAAGCATTGCAGCACCGGGAATCTCCGTTTTTGAGTATCGGATCTGTACCCAAAGACCAAACCGGGGTGTTTACAGCCTGCGGCGTAAAATCTCATTTCCGCACCTGCGGTAACCATGCGATCTTGCGAAATGTTGCCCGTTGCAATCTTTCCGATTTGTGCCGTTCCTGCGAGCAGTATGCCGGTGCTTACCAGCTCGAACGAGTCACCCTTTTTCCAATATGGTGAATTGGCACCGGGGCGTGTATCGTTTCCCGCTTTGGTATGCGTGCGGGTGCAGCGATATGTTTCTTGTGTCCCCGCGGGCGTCAAAATTGTGACCACGTCTTCATAACCACCGCCCGTCTCGTTGCGTCCATGAAATACCGTCCCGTCTGCAAACGCGTCCCAAAAACCACGATATTGCACGGTGGCGCCCACTTTGTCGTTTTCTGACAAGCACCATGGCGTGGCCGTTAAGCCCTCTTCCAACTTGGGAGCGCAAAATAGCACCTCGTGTCGCTGTGTGTTGTCGGCGTTTTTCAGCCAGCAGCGTAAATAAGCACGGTTTTCTTCTCCCGGTCTTGGCGTCCTCGCCTTAAATGAAACCGAGACTCTTTGCCACTCTCCGGGCTTTGCAGCCGAAAGGCGAAAATGCTCGCCCGAATTAGGAAAGACAATCATCCAGCCGGTATTGTCACCACGAACATAAACTGAAAATGTGTAGTCCAGTCCTGCTACCAAGTCCACCGGTATGCGCTGCGAGAATTGCGCGTATTCCTCGCCCACGGCGCCGCGTTCCACCAGCGTTCTCAGCACTCCGCACCCTGTGACGGCGGGCTGTACGTCTTTCGCTGTCTCAGTCTTGGCGTGTGTGCCGTTGAGTCCCGATTCCCATGCTCCGTCTTGATGAAAATCTGTGCCGTCAAGCAGATTCGGCCGCGTCGGCTGTGCTTCGGCTCCGTCTTTTGCTAATCGTGTAACCAATCGGACTTTGGTTCGTTCATTCTTCCCGTCCGAATAGACCACCCGTTCGTACGTCCAAAGCCATGGCTTTTGCGGCGTTGGCACGGGCGGGGTGTTTCTCCAATCACGGGCTCCGTCTTCGGGTGCGGTGCCGTCGGCCGTGAGTAGATAGAACGTTTCGATGCGGTCAATGCCGCGGCCGGGGTCGCCCTTATCGCCGGGGTTGCCTTGCTTGCCTTTCACCTTTGCCCAGGCATAACGCCGCCGGTCGTCGGACGCCTTCTCTTCAAAATCGGTGTAGATTCCGATATAGTCGAAAGCCGCGCCGCCGGGTGTCGTGGTGAAGTCCACTTGTCCGTCTGCGCTGTTGGCGTATGCCGTGTGCGTGTGGCTTGTCAAACCGTTATTTCCGGGGTCGCCCGGCGCGCCTTGCTCGCCTTCCACCTTTGTCCACTGATAAGCGTTCGGATCGGTGGGGTCGGGGCTGTTTTCATCGACACACGTTCCCATGTAGACGAACTTTCGGCCGTCGGGGTTCGACGTGGTGAAGTCCTTAAATTCGTCGCCCAAACCGTTGGCGTGTGCGATGTGTAAGTACGTCGTGCTTCCTTTGTCTCCGCGGAATTGTGTCCAAATGTAGCGCGCGGGGTCTGACGAAGCGGCGGGGTTCTCGTCGGTGTAGAGCCCGATATATAAGGCGTTCGCGGGCGAAAAGGTGAGCTCGCTCCCGTCGCTGTGCTGCGAATAGGCGATGTGCGTGTAGTTGCTCTTGCCGGGGGTGCCCTTTCGGTCGTTCTCCGATGTTGTCCACTCGGTGGGGGTGTCTCCGATTTCGAGCTTAGGGGCGGCGAACCAGACGGTTGCGTTCTCCTCTTGATTGTAGAGCAACATGTAGACTCTTACCGGCTTTCCCCCTACGTCTCGCGGCGTCGTAAATTTAAGGACATTGCGCTGCCACCCTTCTTGTCCTTTTACGATGTCTTTACCAGCCCAGGGGCGCGATTCCAAATTGGGTGCCACGATAATTGCCGCTTGCCTTAAATCCGATGTGGCTCTTACCCAAACGCTTAATGTGCAAATTGTATTCGGCGGCAAATCGTATGATGAAAGTTCTTGAGAGATCCCGGCGTAATCATGTTCTCGCAAACTTTTCACTTCAAACTTAATCGCCCTTGTCCCTACTACCGGGCTAAATAGCCCGTCTTCAAAAACGCCCTCAATTTGTTCGGAATCCCACCCCTTTATACCTTCCTGAAAAGAACTATTATCTATAAGGTTCGTTTTGTAATTTCCCCCGTCTTTCCCGTCCTTCGGCTTGGCTTGAATGAGCGTCCAGTGAATAGAGTTCGGCGTCGGTGGTTCTGTTGTACCTTTGGATTTCGTTGTCGTGCACCTCCACCGGGCCCCTTCTCGCCATACGTCGCTTATTTCAAAGCGTTTCGTTTCCGGGTTCCGTGTCCCGCCGTAATACTTTGCTCCTTGCTTCCAGTTGCCCCGATCCACTATTTCAGGAATAGGACTTGCCTTTGCGTCGAGTCGAATGATGTCTTGTACCACAAGCCCCCGTGCAAACAGATAATCATCGTTTGCGTCAACGACTCCTGCCAGTTCCTTTTTCAGGAATTCGGGCAAAGAGCCAAAGGCGGCTCGTTGGTTCTCCGGCGTAATTTTCGGCGCCGTCACTCCCTGCAAATGCACAATGCGTCCCTCCCTTGATGAGAGATACAAGCATGATCTGCGTTCTGCAATACTCGTGTTACCCCACCGTGCGAGATTCATTCCCTCGCACGGCTGCATATTTGCTCCGCCGGGAACGTCGGCGTTGTCATACAAAGAGCAAGTAATCGAGTTTTCGTTGATGTCCACGCTTTCGACTCTGAGCCATGCCACGGCGTAAATCGCCGCCTCGGGCGTTGGCAAAGGCGTGTTGGGTCGAAAGGCTCTGACGGCTGCCGTGCTTACGATCCCTTTGATCACGTCATGGACGGCAAAAGCGGTGAAGTCCCCTTCAAATCTGCGTCGCATGGTTAATACCCATTGCGCCCCTCGTTGTTCGACGTGCTCCACCGTGCCACTCTCTGTCAACAACCAATCACCCTCCATGGCTGTGAGTCGGTTGATCTGCATTTCTGCCACTTCCAATTTCGAGCGCACTGTCAGTCGTTCGACTTCGGCCGTGCCGTCGGCTGATATACCGGCGCCACTCATACCCGCTTGGAAATCACCCACGGACAATGCTCCTTCCACGTTGGCTGTGCCCTGCACTTGAATTCCTCTTGATGTCAGTCCTTGGGCAAAGTGGATGGGTGCATGTGCCGTGTCGGGGCGAATCCCTGAAAGATATCGACTGTCAGCGCCTTTTATCAACGCGATGAGATCAATGAGCAGCTGTCCGACGCGTTGCGCCGTATTTGCCGCCTCTTGCACCTCGTCTCTAATTTGTTCGGCGCGCTGTTGCAATGTTGCCATGCTTACTCCTCCTTATCTTCCGTGTTTTTTTCTTCTGTTGCCTCTTTCTTATTTTCCAATTGTTGCTCGAAAGCGTCTGCGATGAGTCGTGCCAAATCGTTTCTATCCTCAATGATGGTGTAAATCGTACGGTTTTGCTTTTCGATTTCTTCCTTTTCCCAGCACGATTCTCGGATGCTCTTAAATTCACAGATCAGGCAGTAAGCACTCCATACCATGCAGAAGAATGGTGCCGGCAAAAGATAGCATGCCACGATGTCGAGTAGTGTCAGCACAAAGAAAGGCACAAAATATCTCATGGCCTTTTTGGCCGTTTTTTTCAGGCCCCTCGATGTTACGGTTGCGCCGCGTTGTTTGGCCTTGTGTACTCCAAAACATAGATCGAGAAACATGGCTACAAGAATAGCAGCCGTGCACAACGTAATGACCGCGGTGTGCGTGTGTGCATGCTCTTTTAGAAAAAGCCAAAGCGTGTCTCGAAAGGCTTCAATTATTTCATTCATAGAATTGCAAATGTCCTCTGTTTATTAAATGATCTCCAGCATGGGGAAAACTGACGTCCATGTAATGTTTACCACTACCACCGTTGGCGAATTGAATTCACCGGGGTGGTGCTGCTCTGTGGTGAAGAGCGGGTCGGTCGGTCCCTTCCCACCCACTAACCAGCGTGTCCCCTCTGCGTCTGTGAGTAGCAGTGCCGCCGTTGTTGTGAGCGGGGTGTGGCGGTGGGTCGTCACTGTGATTTTAGTCGTGTAAAGCCTTAGGCCGTCTTCGACACTTTCTGTCGTGTCGGCCTCTGCGATATTGGTCAAGCACCACTCTTCGGCGTTCGGCGCCCGTCCCACGAACATGGCTCTGTGCCCGTCGGGTGCCACCGCCACATTGGTCGTCTTGACGGCTGCGGCTGTAATCGCTTCGACGCGATATAAGAATCTTCTCATGTGTCGGTCTCGTTTTCGATGTCTTCAAATTCCACGTCGTGTGCTTCAGCCTTGATGTATCGTGCTGTCAATTTTTTCACCAGCTTGTCCACGTCTGCAATCGGATCGAAACCTACCACCGAAACGTCGCCTGTAATTTCCAAGAAAGGAGGTGTAATCGTTGAGTAGTCGGGTGCCGTCGCTTCGTCTTTGTCCAGTCGCATAAACTTTCCCTGTGCATTGACGAGTTGCGCCATGGCGCGTGCGTCTCCGTTGATGCGTGCCGTGTTCCAAGCCTCGTCCAATCTTTGTCGAAATTGCCAGCGCTCAAAGTCCACGGTGCTCTGATTCATCGCGCCCAAACAGAACTTGATGATCTTGAGATCTTCGTATGCCATGGACTTTCCGATGCGATACCTTCGAATGATCTCAACGACGATATCCTTGTCTAGTAATCTCGGATGAGCCAGCCAGTGGTTGTAAATATCCCTTAGCCTGATCATTCTTCCCCGCGTGGCCTGCGAAAGTCCCGCCTCCTGCATTTCTTTCTCATCTGCAAAGAGAAATTTCTGTGCGGTTTCGATCAGTGCCAAATTCATAGATCAAGAAAGGCCTGTTTGAGGAATTCCGAAACCTTTTCTGTCGCGCTCGGTGATCCCGCTTCCATGTATTCGATGTTCCTTTCTCGGATTTCAAGCGCGGTTTGCGCTCTGATGCGTCGAAATGCTTTGGACACGGGCGTATTCGGATCCTCGATGTTATCACGCAATATGGCCTCGTCCACGTCCATGAGCACTGCAATATCCGCGATGGGTGTGAGTGCGCGAACCAAGCGCTCGAAGAGTTCGTAGTCAATCTCCAGTATTGATCCGAGAAGCTCGGAGTTTTTCCAATTTTCTTCGCACATATTCTGCAATTTCCCCCTTGTTTGTAATGAAATAGACCTCGTTTCTTGTGCCTCTCGTCCCGTTTTGCGATGTGACGATGGTGCAAGTTTGTTCTTCGCCGTCCACGACGACCACTTTTGCATGATTGGCACAATAGCAGACTCGGTCAAAAACGGTTGTTGTGAGTGTATTTGTTCGTGCTGTCTTTTCTGCGGCTTTGAAATCAAAAAAGAGTTCGGCGTGTTTGATCCTCCCTTTCTTTTTGAGCGTGTGGATTTTTCTCACGAATTCCTCTCCCACCGAAAAAGACATGATCTGCAAATCGGCTTTCCCCGTGAATTCTGTCAATTGCTCGATGATCTCTCCCAGTTGCAACCTGTCTGTGATGAAGAACTGTGTCGGTTCCTCTCTCGGGTCGTGTATTGTTGGTTTGTTTTCTGTTGTGTGCATGAGTTTGTTTGTTAGAAGAAACGGGGCGAACATTCTCTCAACGTCCGCCCCGTCAACCTAAACAAAAAAATCGTTTTATTGTTCGCCTTCAGTAGTGGGTTCAATGTCCACTCCTAAGGCGTGTATTCGTTGGGCGAAATCGGGTTTGAAACTTCCACCTGTTTCTGCGATGAATGCCATTCTCTCAGCGATTTGCCGGCGTTCATTTTCAACCTCTGCCTCGTCGATTGTTTCTGCCTGTAGCAGTGTTTCGAGTTTAGCTACGTGTGTTGAAATGAACTTCCTTGCCGCTGCCACTCGTTTGGCTTCGTTGCCGGGCTCCGGCGCTTCATCGACCGCTTCCACCGCTTCTTCTTGCGACATATCGGAATTATAGTTGTCATAACGTTCCCAGCCGTCGGTGTATTCTTTCACAAGCGGCTTTAGCACCTTAAGCTTTTCGTAGCGATCACAAGCCGGGGCGTTCTCCATCTGCTGCAATTCTGTAAAGATTTGCTTGATCTTCTCGAAGAGTTCACCACCGCGTTCATAGATAGCCCGAATTTCTTCAGGTAGTTCGTTGTGGTCGCTGCGCTTTCCGCGATGTGCCGGTGCTGTGTCATCTGTCTCTTCCGGTGCGTCTTCACTTTCGTCTTGTCGTGTCGTGATGATGTTCTGCACTTTCGGAATCAACTCGCTATCCATTTGGCGAACGCTCTCCATGGTGTGGCCGTCCAGCCGAATTCGTAGGAATTTCTTTAGGTCGGCTTCCACATGGTCGTGTGCCGTTTCCGGGCGTATCATTGCCAGTTGGTAAATATGTCGGTTGCCATTGATGCGCAAAAGCAGTTCAGCCCCTTTTCTCACGTCGCGTTCTTCGCGTGGGGTTTCTAACCAGTCGGCGATGTCCTGTGTGAATGCTTTATCCATGGCTTCCGCTTGCTACGGCTGTAGTTACGTCATCGTTGGCTCCCGAAATATTGCCCTCGTCCACTTCTATTTTACCGGCGTAAAACGGTGCGGGGGAAATATCTCGTGAAGTGATTTCGATCACCGTCCCGCCGCCGGAATAGCCCTCGCCTGTTGACAACTTGGGTTTTACCTCTGTGTCATACATTTCCGAACCCAGCAGTCGGCATTTGCCATTTCGCTGAACGATGATAAACACAAAGTGATCTTCAGCTGCCAGTTGGCAAAAGCCGGTGACGTCCTCCTCAATTCCGGGAAAGGTCAAAGTGGCTTTGTTCTCATAGAGCTTCGACGGATATTCTCCTGTAAGATCAGACTCCATTTGTCCCTTGCTGTCGATCAGGTCAATTCGTTTCCACTTCTTATCGGCTTTCAGCACGAAATCTCCATTGAGCGTTGCGAGTTTTTCCATGGTAGCGCCGCTATCTGAAATATTGAGACGCTTGGGCCACTTGACGATGTCTCGCTTTGCGATATAATACATGTGATTTCTCAAGCCCGGCTGCACTCGACTGCCTTGGCAGTGGGTGAGACTCTCTGTGAGGGTGGGCAAACCGTTGCATTTGTTTGGCATGGTCTTATCGTTTTAGTGTTAAGCGTGGATTTTACCCACAAAGAGGCTTTCTTTTGCGATGGTTTCGAACTGCACGCCGAAATACATGGTCGCCACAAAGGAGATCAGGAACTCGTGGTATTTCTCGATTGCGATATTCTCATCAGCCATTCCGGCGCCATATCCGTAAAGCATATTTTTCTTCGTGGACAAGTGCACGTATTCCGATCCCTTTTTGGACGCCAAAGGAACGAGTTCGCACAAGTTTTGAGTTCCCTCGAGAAATGTTTTCGAGTACTCATGGTTGTAGGGCGTTGAACCAAAACGGGTGGCGTAATCGCGATTGTAGTGGTTATATACAGAATAAGGAATATACAACTTCGTCTCAACAGCCTGCAGTTCCGGTGCCGCCGCTTGGTAGAAGTCCATCAACTTGTCGACTGTGTTCGTGCTGGAAAATGCTTCTGTAAATTCGTGGAGATTCCCTTGCGCGGTTGAAATGCTAGTCGCGTCAATTTCTTTTTTCGTAATTGTATCAAAGCCGTCGAATAGGTCTTTGGTTTTGTCTCCCGAATCGTTCCGCTCCGCCGTCCAAAGAGCGGCGTCGAGATTCTTTCCAAGTTGTGCCGATAAGTAAATCAGCACCTGCAAAACCAATGCGGCTTTGGTCAATTCTTCACCTTGTGCGAACGCCTCCCCCCAAACCGTTTTAGCTGCTTCGTTCTGATCAAATCTCTTCACGACTGATCCAAGATAAGTTTCCAGAACACGGGGGGTGATTTTCACGCCCGTGTCGTCAACTCGTGTCGCGTTGTACGGACCGAGTTCAATGTTTCCGGTCAACTGCCCGATCACTTCGCGCCCTGCAACGCCCGGGCGGCCTGTGAAGTGTTGCAATGTTTCACTGCACGAGATGACCGGCGTGATCAGCAGCTCTTTTTGGAAAGTGGTCGCCGATTTTTTGAGATCAGCGTCCGAAATATTTAGGTATCCCATATTTGTTGTTGTGTCAGTTATTCAATGCCTTGCCCCCTACGGCTATTCTCTCTCTTAGGAACATGCGTCTATCAATGTCAGAGTAGCCCCTTGATCTTTTCAAGTTGTGCCTTTGCCACGGCGGCGGCTTTTGCCACAGAATCTTCTCCCTTGTTAACGGCGGTGTCGTTCACTTTTCCTGTTTCTGCACCGTCAGCATTCGCCACGGCTTTTGCCTCTTCTTTCATTGCTTCAATTGTTGACTGCAACTCCTTGACTTTCTTTTCTAAGTCTTCGGCTCGAGTCTTCTCTTTTGAGGCCTCTGCCAGCGCTTTGTTTAGCATTTCAGCTTGTGCGTTTGACAGCATGACGCCCTTTTCATTGGCTTCCATCTTCTCAACTCCCAAAGCATTGAGCAAATCAGGGTGTGTAGTTTTATCCATAATCAAGCAATTATTTTCAGTTGTACTTTTGTTTGCAGCCTTTCCGATCCCGAATTTCGCCAGCACTCGCTCAATGATAGTTGGCTCGCTTACAATGTTGAGCGGTGGCGCCGGCAAACCGTGTGCATTGCACATGGCCGTGACCATTGCCGTCATACCCGTCTCCGGTGTCGTGGTGTCTTCGTAATTATCAATTTCGTCCACGAGCCCGTATTCCAGCGCCTCTTGTGCAGTCAACCAACGCTCTTCTTTCATAAGCTTCTCCATCTCTTCCACGCTTTTCCCTGTGCGTTTGGAATAGATTTCAGCTATTACTTTGTCGAACGTCGTAAGCATTTCATTGAGCTGCTTGAGTTCTTCATGTTTGTCGTCGATGTCTTCTTTCTGTACTCGTTCGAAGTAGAATAAAAACGACGATGCATTATGCACAAGCATGACTGCTTCGGGGGCCATCACGATACGACGTGCCCCCATGGCTATGATAGTGGCTGCAGATGCCACCATGCCATTCAAATAAGCCGTCACATTCGCATGTGTTCGAAAGAGTGTACAGACGTCCAGCCCATCAGAAAGCGCTCCTCCCAGAGACGAGATTCGGACTTTTATTTCTCTTTCGGCGTATGGTTGCATAGCAGCCCGTACGCTCTCACCGGTGATCCAATAGCCGATTTCGCCTTCAATATTGATGTCGTATTTTCTTGGCATAGCGTTGTGTCTCTTAATGACGCAAAGATAGCCCCGCCCGCGCGGGGAAAAAATGACAAACGCGGCCTAACGGTTTTCTCCGTTTGGCCGCGTTGTTGAAATAGAGAAATCTTCCTCTTAGAGTTTTCGTGCGGGTTCCTACATTCGTCCCGATAGGGCGAATGTAGGCGCGCGAAAACGCAAAGTATTTGTGCGGGTTCCTGCATTCATCCCGATAGGGTGGATGTAGGCGCACAAATACGCCCAAACGGCTAAAAAACAGCTTTTTCAGGGCAAAAGGAAGAGACAAATACCATCGGTTTAGTCTTTTCCGGCTTTGCTTTGCCTGAATATGCTGTTTTTTAGCCGTTTGTTCGCCAAAGGCCGTCACGAGAGTGCGGTCTTTGAGTGAAAG